ATGAAGTTAGACCGCAAAGGCGTCGCTATCAGAGCCGCGCTGGGCATGTATCTCAAACCTAAGTTGGCTCAGGATGCCGCACCAAAGGATTTGACCGAAATCCTTAACACATACAAAACGCCGCAGACGATCGCGCAAGCTATCAGCGCGAAATATAAACCTGTGCTGGCGGCAGACATGGAACTGGCGCCCGAAGAGCTGGTGGAAGTTATTGAAGCCTCAGCCGGGACCGTAGAGCCGGAGAGCACTCCGTCGGTTGCCGGCGATGACGATAACGAGGCGATCCTCGCCGCGCTGCGCGAAGCGGGCGTGTCGGAAGACAAAATCGCCGTGGTTGCGGCAGCACTGTCTCCGGCGGCGGATGAAGAGGTGGACGAGCGACCTGAAGAAATGCCCGGCTTTAATAAGCCAGAGACCGTAAGTAAACCGGCAATGGATGAAGCGATCCGACTGGCTGCCGACAGCGCTACTAAGCGCGCAGCGGCAAATTTCCGCGCTATTCGTGAGGCGGAAAGTGAAGTCAGACCGCTTATCGGCGACGTGGTAGCGATGGACAGCGCGGATGATGTTTACCGCACCGCGCTTGAACAAACTGGTGTCGACCTGACTGGCGTCCATCCGAGTGCGTTTCGGAGCATGGTGAAATATGCCATTGAGCAAAAACAGGCTGTAAAAACACCTCGCGTGGCGCTGGACGCAGCGGCGGCATCTACTTTCGCGGCGGATTTTCCGACCGCCGGCAAACTGAAACGGAGTTACTGATATGGCAGGTTTTCAGACGCAGATGAACCAGTACCCGGCGCCGGGTATTGAGGGCAGCTTTGCCTCGGACAATCCCTGGGCGTCGTACGTAGTCAGCGAAGGCGCGCTGGTGGCAGGCAATGACGGCGTGACGATCGCCCGTTTTGCCTGGGTGATTAAGGGCGTGGCATCCAGTAAAGGCACTGGCGCGCCGGCGGGCTTTGCGCTGCGCGACGGACAGGCATCGATTGTTGAATGGCTGGGTGCCGCCTCAAACGTTATTCAGCCAGGACGTGAAGTGACGCTGGCGGTGGCAGGCGACTTCTGGGCTGTGACCACCACCGCCGCGACCGTCGGCCAGAAAGTTTTTGCCTCGCTCAAAACTGGCGAGATCGCCACCGGCGCTGCGGGGGACGCTATGGACGGCTTCGCCGAAACAGGCTTTGCAGTGGCGAGCGCCGGCGCCGCGGGCGAGCGTATTAAAATCAGTACCTGGAGCAAATAATGCCTAAATTCAAACAGCACTACGCCAAGGCCAGCCGGGATTACGGCATCATTCTGCCGGGCGCTCAGCGATATCTTTCCCCTGAATACGCCTCTGATTTTCAGCTGGCAATGGATGCCCAGCCTGCGCTGGTCACCACTTCAAACTCCGGCGTACCGGCGTACTTTACTAACTTCGTCGATCCGGAGCTGCTGCGCGTACTTGTCACGCCGATGAAAGCAGCCCAGATTCTGGGCGAAACCAAAAAGGGGGACTGGACGACGCTCACTGCGCAGTTCCCGATCGCCGAATCCGCAGGTGAGGTCAGCTCATACGGCGATTTCAGCAATAACGGCATGGTGACGGCAAACGTCAACTGGGTGCTGCGCCAGAGCTATCACTTCCAGACTTTCACGAAGTGGGGCGAACGCGAGCTCGATATGTACGGTGCAGCGCGAATCGGGTGGGCGGCCGAACTCAACGTCGCATCTGCCCTTGTGCTGAATAAGTTCCAGAACAAATCATATTTTTACGGTATCGAAGGGCTGGAAAACTACGGCCTGTTAAACGATCCGTCGCTCTCCGCCGCTATCACTCCCGGCTCAACCGGTACGGGCAGTTCTCTGAAGTGGGACGATAAAGATGGTCAGGCCATATATGACGACATTTCTGGCCACCTCTTTAAACAGCTGGTGAAGCAGACCAATGGCCACATTGAGCGTACCGATCCGATGAAATTATGCATGTCTCCCACTGCTGAGGTAAACCTCACCAAAACCAACATGTATAACGTCAACGTGACGGATTTGCTGAAGAAAAACTTCCCGGCCATGACAATCGAGACGGCGGTTGAATATTCAACCGACGCGGGCGAGCTGGTGCAGCTCATCGCCGAGCGCCTGGACGAGAAAGACACTGGCTACTGCGCATTCACCGAAAAGATGCGCGCGCACGCAGTGGTGACCGAGTCCTCATCCTGGAAACAGAAAAAATCCGCCGGCACCTGGGGGGCGATAATTCGCCAGCCACTGGCTTATGCACAAATGGTAGGAGTGTAAATCATGGCAGAACTGGTAACGGTCGGCTGCAAGCTGCCCAACGGCATGGTGCTGGAAGTGGATCAGAAAGAGGTAACGGTCGTGGGCTGGCGAGGCAGCGAAACGCGCATCATTGGCGGCTATGGACTGACGCAGGTAGATAAGGATTTGTGGGATGCCTGGCTGGCGGCGCACAAAGAACAGCCCTATGTGAAAAAGGGGCTGATTTTCGCGCAGGACAACGGCAACAGCGCCCGCGCTCAGGCAAAAGAGCAGGCGAAAATCAAGTCAGGCATGGAGCCGCTACCGCAGGATAAACCCGCGCCGGGCATCGAGCGCGATGACGAAGCTATGGGGAAAAAGAAGGAGTGATGCATGGCCGCTGTCGTCTTTAACCCGAAGCTGTTCCGGGAGCTCTACCCGATGTTCAGCGCCATGAGTGATCCGTTACTGGAGGCACTGTTTGTTCAGGCCTGTATGTATCTGGATAACACAGATGCCAGCCTCGTGATGGATCTGAAAGAACGTGAACAGCTGCTCATGTTGCTCCTAGCGCACCTTTGCGCGCTGCGGGGATATGGTGAAAAAGACGGCGCGTCTGGCGGTAGCGGACTGGTGGGGCGCATTACCAGCGCCTCTGAGGGGTCCGTGTCGGTGTCGGTTGACAGCAGCGGCAGCAACGACGAATCCTGGTGGTATTTACAGACACCGTGGGGCGCGGAGTACTGGCAGCTCACGTCTCCTTACCGCTCGATGATTTACCATCCGGGATCCTCTCCGTCGCGCTATCCGGGTCATTACTATCGCGCCGGTCGTTGCTGGCGCTAAGGATAAAATATGGCAAGTCGGGTTACGGGGGGCACACAAAATCTGCGCCAGCGGCTGGAGGCAATCGTACGCGGGCTCGAATCGGGTAAAAGCTTAAAGGTGGGTTTTCTTGAAGGGGCAACTTACCCTGACGGGATGCCCGTTGCAAAAGTGGCGGCGGTGAACGAGTTCGGCGGCCAGATAAAAGTGCCGGCGCGTGAACAGACGCTCTATTTTCGTTACAACGAGCGTAACGGCCGAATAGGCCACCGCTTCGTGAAGCCCGCAAAGGCAAATTTTGCCCAGACCGTGATGATCCCGGCGCACACCATTACAGTGCCCGCGCGCCCGTACTTTCGCAGCATGATAGCGCAGTGTTCCCCGTCGTGGGGCAAGGCCATGATTGCTGCCCTGGCGGCCTCAGACTATGACGCCCGCACATCGCTGGGACTGCTGGGGGAGCGGATTAAAGGCGAGCTGCAGCAGTCCATTATCAGCTTTAACGACCCGCACAATGCCAGTTCGACAGTCCACAAAAAGGGTTTCGACAATCCCCTGATCCACACCAGCCATATGCTAAACAGCGTGGATTATTCGGTTGAAGGAGGTGACGAGTGAATCTTCATCGTATAGCCGCGCGCGCGATCGGGGCCGTGAATCCGTTCGTAGAAGCGCAGATATACCGTTCTACCGGCACCCAGAGAAAAGCTGATTACTCAGTTACGGCGGGTTACGCCGCGCCTGTCACAATGCGCGTGCAGAAGCAGGCGGTCACGCAGGCGGATATTCGTCACCTGGATAATATCAACCTGCAGGGCGTTTTCACGTCCATTTATACGGACGGCAACTGGTGCGGTATCAACCGGCCAAAACAACAGGGCGCCGACAAGTTCGTGATTGGCGACGAAACCTGGCTGGTGGTATCAGTGCCGGAAAACTGGCCAGACTGGACGAGGGTAGTGGCATGCCTGCAAACGTGACAATTTCAGCAACTCAGAGTGATTTTTATAAAGCCCTTGGGGATTTTCTCCAGGGGCTTTTTTCTGATGCGGACATTCGTCAGTCACAGCAGAACTGCGATCCGATGCCGGCAGGCGACTTTATTACTATGACCGCGCTGTTTTCGACTGGCCTTTCAACAGGCGTAGTGACGTATAGCGCACCGGAAACGGCCGGCACCGGCGAACAACACATCACGCGCACGGCCCGATGGCACTGTCAGCTGGATTTCTATGGCCAGACGGCTGCAGAGCGGGCAATGGCGGTTGCCACGGTGACGCGATCACCTTTTGCCTGCGACTGGTTTCGCGCCTACGCGCCAGTGCTGACGCCCCTGTGGGCTGAAGATCCGCATCAGACCACGATGATCAACGGCGAACAGCAGTATGAGCCGAGGTGGACGCTGGACTTCGTCGCCCAGATTAATCCGGTGGTTACCGCGCCGCTGGAATTTTTCGACAGTATTAACCTGAAAACCCTACCCGTGGAGGCTATCAATGCCCATTCCAATTAGTAAAGACGTTCAGATTAACCCCGCGGTGCTGGCCGCCGCCGGCAGCGCGGTCGATTTGAACGGCCTTATGTTGACTGACAGCAGCTATGCGCCCGTGGGTGCCACTCTGTCTTTTAGCTCAGCCTCTGATGTGGCCGACTACTTCGGCAGCGCATCGGATGAATACGACGCAGCCAAGCTTTATTTCAAAGGCTACAACAACTGCACCCAGACGCCGGGGCAGCTACTTTTCAGTCGCTTCAACCGGGATGTAAGCCCGGCCTGGCTGCGCAGCGGCGCGTTCAAAGGCGTTTCGCTGGACACGATGCAGGCCATCTCTGGGAAACTGACGCTGACCATCAGTGGAACAAAAAAAGAGGCTGACATTAATCTGGGCACGGTGAAAAGCATGGCCGAGGCGGCCGACGCCATAGGCACGGCCATTGGCGAAATGGTTACGGTCAGCTTCGATACCACCCGACAGGCGTTCATAATCGCGGTAAAAGATGGCGACGCTGCCTCATCGCTCACGTTCGGCAGCGGCACCGCAGCGGCGGCTCTGAAGTTCACCGCGGCGACCGGCGCGGTACTGTCGCAGGGGGCGGCGCCCGCGACAGCGGCAGACAGCATGAATGCGTTGGTCAGCCAGACGCAAAACTGGGCAGGCCTGGCTACGGTGTTTGAGGCGGAAGAAGCGCTGCACCTTGCTCTTGCTGAATGGGTCAGCGGTCAGAACGATCGCTATTTTTATGTGGCCTGGACCTCAGACGGCACTGCTATCGTCAAGGGCAGTAAAGACACCGTCGCATATAAAATCATTCAAAGCAGCTACTCGTGCGTGGTGCCGGTTTACGCCACGGACGTGAAAAAGGCAGCGTCCGTGCTGGGTTACGCGGCGGCGCTGGACTTTAGCCGGCGCGAGGGGCGCGTGCCGTTTAAATTCCGTGAGGTAGACGGCCTAAGCCCGGATGTTACCGATTCAGTTACCTATGATGCGCTGATCGCCAACGGCTACAACTTTTACGGGCAGTATGCAGCAAATAACGTGACGGAAAATTACTGGGCAGACGGCACGATCACCGGCGATTTCAAGTGGCTGGATTCGTTCTGCGGGCAAATCTGGCTCAACGCCAACCTGCAGGGCGCCACGCTTGTGCTCTTCAAGTCAAACCAGACGATACCGTATAACGCGGCAGGCCGGGCGCTGGTAGAAGCATCCCACAGTGACATTATTCAGCAGTTCAAAACGTGGGGCGGTATTCGCGAAGGTGTCACGCTGTCGGCGGCACAGAAGCTGGAAATTAACAACGCAGTTGGCGCCGACGTGTCCACGTCTATTTATGGCAAGGGTTATTACGAATATATCGTTGACATGACTCCTTCCATGCGCGCAGCCCGCACCAGCCCGTCCTGTTCACTCTGGTACAGCGACGGCGGCAGCATCCAGAAACTGACCATGTCATCTGTCGAGGTACAATAATGTCCGGAAACACTATTACGTCAGCGGATGCAATCATCACGCTGACTGTGGCCAATCTGTATACCTCCGGCGTGCAGCTGCAGGGCTTCGCGGCGGATAACATCTACGGCACCGAGGCGCTTGACCTGGCGGAAACCGTCCGCGGCGCCGATGGCAAACTATCCGCAGGCTTCATCTACGGCAACATTAACCAGACCTTTCACATTATGCCCGATTCAGATAGCCGCACAGTGTTTGACACCTGGGCGACTATGTCACGCACCGGCATCATGGTCTACCGCTGCAACATGACCGTTATTCTGCCTGCCATCGGGCGCAAGTATACCTGCGTAAACGGCGTGCTAAAGCAGTGGAAGGCGCTGCCAGATGCGGGCAAAGTGCTGCAGCCTGCCCAGGCGGTTATCGAGTGGGAATCTATCACTCCGGAGGCTTATAGCTAATGGCTCGGAATGAGACGTTTTTTACCCAGGGCGCCGCGGGGCGCGATCAGGGCAAGGTTTTTCATATCACCGAAATGTCTGCGTCGCAGGCGGAGTGGTGGGCGCTGCGCGCGCTGATGGCCATGGGCCGGGCAGGTGTTGAGGTGCCTGACAACTTGCGCGAAATGGGCATGGCTGCGCTGGCGCTGGAAGGACTGAAAGCCATTTCCTGTATCCCGCCGGACGAAGCAAAGCCGCTGCTCGATGAGCTGATGGCCTGCGTCCAGATTGTTCCCGAACCTGCAAATCAGGCGGTGCGTCGCGCACTGCTTGAAAATGACATCGAAGAAATCAGCACCCGCCTTAAGTTGCGCGCAGAGGTATTCAAGCTGCACGTGGATTTTTTCACCGCCGCCACCCGTTAGACATCCCACCCGGCTATGCCTGCAGCGATCGTCCGTTCGGGCTGGTGGAATACACCAACATCTCGCGTACGCTGGCGACCGTAATTTCGGCCGGCCGGGCGGATCTGCATCAGTTGGATACGGTTTACGGGCTGGAAGACATGTGGAACCTGCTGGAAATCATCCAGGTGGATAACCATAACGCCAGAGTAACGGGAGGCCGCTGATGGCAGACATTCTTGACGAGCTCGTACTCCAGATGGATCTGGAGTCAAAAGACTTTCGTTCGGGCGAGCTCGCGGTCGTGGCCGGGCTCGATCGCCTGACGGAAATGATGGAGCAGGTGGCGGCAAAATTTGATGACGGCGGCAAAAAGGCGTCGGCATCGCTGGATAAAACCGGCAAAAAAGCCACACAAACCGGTAAGGAGATGGAGGCGGCTGGTAAAAAGGCATCTTCCTTTTTTAGCAGTGTACGCACGCAGGTACTGGCGCTGGCAGGCGTTAGCCTTTCGCTGGCCGGACTGAAAAATTTCGTCACCGGCTTTACCGGCAAGCTGAACGAAATGGCAACGCAGGCGGACGCCTTCGGGATGTCCGCGAAAAGTCTGGATGGCTGGATTAAAGCGGGTCAGTCATTTGGTGTTACGGCTAATGAAATCGCTGGCGCCTTCTCGCGCATTAACGACACAAAAGCCCGCCTTGCCAGCGGCCTGGGTCTGGATCCTCAGCTGCAGATGCTGCTGCGCGCCGCCGGACAGGCGGGCGTTAACATCGATATTACGCATGACAGCACCGAAGAGGTGATGCGTAAGCTGGCGCAGGTGTTCCCGAAGCTGACAAAAGCGCAGCAGCAGGCCTATGGCTCCTCGCTGGGGTGGGGGTACGCGGGACAGCAATGGCTTTCATCAGGCCATGCCCTGCGTGATGTCGATACTTATACGGCGCGATCGGGGGTAACGGACAGGGATATCACGGCTGCTCGCCGTTTTCGGCAGGAGTGGGCCCAGATTGAGCAGTCGTTCGAAAAAACAGGATATGTGCTCTTCAGCGCGCTGCTGCCGTATGTCGGCCAGTTTAATAACTGGCTGCAGGAATTGGCGAATTGGGCGGCGAAACATCCTGATGAAATTAGGGAAAAGGTCGAAAAGTTTGTGGCTGTTATCGGGAAAATCGCAGGCAACGCTGATGATGCAGCGAAAGCAATCGGAGGCTGGAAGCATGTTGTTGAAATCCTAATAGGGCTGAAACTGGCGAGCTGGCTGTGGAAAGTGTGGGGCGCATTTTCGGCAATAGGTAAGCTTAAATTCCCGGGTCTTGCTGCTGGGACCAGTTTAGCCGGCGGCGCTGCGGTAGCTGCGGGTGTGGCAATAGCTTCAGAGCCTTTTGTTGACAAGGCGCTAAACCAATTGTTTGGCCAAAATGATTATTTTCAGCGCGTGAGAACGGCCAGCAACTGGTCTGATTTTGGCACTGCGTTACTCGGGAATGGAGATGCCCGATGGATTGATGGAAAATGGACAGACAATCGCGGGCAGCACACACAGTCCGCTACGCAGCACGCACAATCCGCAAAAGCACCGCATGAAAGCAAAGGCGCCGTTCTACTGCGCTGGCTGGATCCTGAGTTTGCAAAAAACGAGGCAAAGTATGGGCTGCCTTCGGGTCTGTTGCGCGCGGTTGCGATGACAGAATCGGGAGGCGATCAGTTTGCCGTGTCCGGCGCCGGCGCAAAGGGGCTGTTCCAGTTTATGGACGGTACCGCACGGGACATGGGGCTGAAGGGCGATGATGTATTTGATCCCCATAAATCAGCCGCCGCCGCGGCGAGATATCTTTCGCAGCTGATGACAATTTTCCATGGTGATCTTGGGAAGGCACTCTCGGCGTATAACTGGGGAGCCGGTAACGTAATGCGCAAAGGACTTGGCGCCGCGCCTGAGGAAACACGGCAGTACGTACCTCGCGTACTGGCTCATCTGCCCCGGCCAGGTGCCCGGCTCTCATCGCAGTATCGCGGCGCGCAGGCAGGAAACTCGGTCACCCAGTCGACCCACATCGGCACCCTGAACGTGACGACCAGCGCAAACAACGTCAAGGGCATTACCGAAGATGCGCATCGCAAAATATCACGTTCAAGCCTGGCTATGAATTATGCCTCTGGAGTCTCCGGCTGATGTTTTCTCTGAGCGAAACTATCCTGCTGAATGCTGTGCGGGGCGGTGGCCTGCTGTCCATAGTGAACAGTACGCTCTCGCCTGGCTACGGCATTTATTACGCATCGGGTGACAAAAAAAATCAAAAGCCATTCAACCCGAAATCGTTCGTCGTGACGGAGTATTCGGGTGAGGCTACTATCGGCAGCGCGCCGAAGGAAAAGGGCGCTTATTCCTCCTTCAACAAAGTGCAGCGCCCGCCTGAGCTGCACGTCACGTTCACTGTGGAAGGCTGGACGGGTTACTCGGGCAGCGTGTCCAACCTGACCGATTTCACGCTGACGTCGCGCTCTGACGTGCTGGCTGTGCTGGAGACCATGCGCACCAGCGCAGAGACTTATGACATCGAGACGCCGGATACGGCCTACACCTCCTACGACCTGACGAAATATGACTACCGTATTCGTTCCGACAGCGGCGTTACGCTGCTGATGGTCACGGCGGTATTTCAGTCCGTAATGGACGTCGGTGAAGTAACCATTGCTGTTGATACCGGAACATGCCCAAACCCTGACGCGAAGGCCTCGCAGGGTAGCTCGCTGGTGACGCAGAACGTGCCCGGCAGCGTGAAGCCGCCAGCGGCTGCGGACCTCAGCAGCGCGCTAAGCGGGCTTAAACGGTCCGTGACTGACGCGACGGCACAGGTGGCTGACAACGCGATTACGACGCTGCAGAAGGCGACCGATACGGTCACTCAGGCGTTTTCTGAAGGGCTGAGTGGCGCGACAAACCAGCTGAGCCAGTCCATAAAAAACCTGGCGGAGAACCTGACCTGATGAAAGAAATTACGCTTAAGCCTCTGAGGGCACAGCGCTTCACTGTATCGCTCGCCGGGCAGTCCTGCATCGTGCGACTGAACCAGCGCAGCACAGGTCTCTATATCGACCTGACCGCTGATGGCAGTGTGGTGATGCAGGGCGTCATCTGCCAGAACGGCAACCGGCTGGTGCGCTACCGGCACCTGCCTTTTTCGGGCGAGCTGTTTTTTGTCGACCTGCAGGGCAACAGCGATCCGCAGTGGGATGGACTTGGCGCGCGCTATCGACTGTATTATCTGACGGCCGACGAGGTGTCCGCATGAGCTATCAGACACGTCGGATGAAGGTGGAATTTACGCTGGAAGACGGTGGCACCTTTGACAGTCGCGGTAATATCCTGACGCTGGAGAACGGACGGTGCTTTGCATCCATTGCTGCTTACGGCGGCATGGCCGGAACAGAACTCACGCTGCAGGTCTGGGGGCTGTCGGTTCCGCATATGGCGGCGCTCAGCGCCCGCGGCGTCTGGATTCAGGGAGTGCCTCAGAACCGCCTGCGCGTCTGGGCTGACGGGCACCTCATCTTCGAGGGCTTCATCACGGATGCCTACGCTGACTATAACCAGCTCCCGGACGTGCCGCTGGTGGTGACCGCCAACATGCAGTTCTATCTGCGTGCACAGGAAGTGGCCCCGTTCAGCGCGTCCGGTGACGTTCAAGTCGCGGATGTTATCCGCTCGATGGCCTCGCTCGCCGGGCTTGCGTTTGAAAATACTGGCGTGACGGCCACGCTGTCTGATCCGGCGTTCCGGGGTAACATCGTTCAGCAGATGGCGGATGCAGCCAGGGCTGCGGGCTGTGAAATCGACATTGGCATGGAGAAAGTGAGCATCTGGCCCCGCGGCGAGACGCGGGGCGGCACCAGCCTTTTTGTTTCACCTGATCGGGGATTGATTGGCTACCCAGTATTTACCGGCGTCGGGCTGGCCATCAATACTCTCTTTTCCCCTGAAATTTATAACGGGCGCCTTATTCAGGTCGCGACGGACTTACCGAATGCGTCTGGGCAATATCTTACGCTCGGTGCCCAGCACTCTTTAACCTCATGGACGGAAGGCGGACAGTGGTCGACTTCGGCCTCGCTTCAGCCCTACGGCGACTGGTGGCAGCATGGCACAGCTCAAAGTTAATCCTTCGGATCTGCACGGCGATGCAAACCTCCAGGACTTTATAATGCGGCAGTTCCTGTCGCGACACGTATTTATCACTCTGGCGGTTGTTATCGCAGCGCGCGACGGCGTACTGGACGTACGCCCTATGGTTCACGCTGTGACCGGGCGCGGTACACCTATCAAAAACGAAGTCATTTATAATGTGCCGGCCTTTCGCCTGCAGCGTGGCAGCAGCGCAGTAAAAATGAACCCCGTTGTCGGGGACATTGGCCTTATTGCCATCTGCGACGAAGACATCAGCGTAGTGAAAAAGTCCCGCCAGCCCGCGTTACCGGGATCTGCCCGTACGCACAACTTTGCCGACGCGATTTATCTTGGCGGTGTGCTGAACGGAGAGCCGACGCAGTACGTGGAATTTGCCGATAACCAGATCAACGTAGTCTCACCTGGTAAAATTTCGCTTAGTGCGTCGGATATAACAGCAACTGCGAAAAACAGCATCATGCTGAATGCCGAAAAAATTGCGATAAATGGCGAGACGTCAATCAGTAAAGGGCTGGCTGTTACAGGACCATCAACTCTGGAAGGCGGTGCCAAAATCAGCAATATCGATTTTAGTGGGCATGTCCATAGTGGTGTGCAGAGCGGCAGCTCTAAAACTGGCAAACCTCAGTAAACCTTCTATCCACAACAGAACCCGCTTCGGCGGGTTTTCTGTTTTCAGGAGTATCAACAATGCAAACCCGATCCCTCCTGCTCGAAACTGATACGTGGGACCTCACCCTGGACGACAGCGGGAATCTGGCGTTAACGGATAACCCGTACGCAGTGGCGCAGGACGTCGCCTGTGCATGTTCAACGTTCCAGGGGGAATGCTGGTACGACAACAGCCTGGGCATTCCGTACTACTCGCGCATCCTCGGCCATTGGCCGGGCACGCAGCTCATCAACGTCCGGCTGCAGCAGGAGGCATTGAAGCTTCCATATGTGGCCAGCGCCGCCTGCACGGCGGTCAGCGATCGTCAGCGCGGGATAACCGGCGTAATGATAATCACCGATACCAACAACGTAAACTCAGCGGTAGGTCTCTGATGATCAGTACAGTAAAACTCAGTACCAGCGTACCAGCCGTGACATTCTCGAAATCCGGCCTGCTGGTTCCGGACGAAATCGACATCCTGAACGGCCGGCTGGCGGACTTTTCCGGCGCGCTGGGCGGCAACATGAGCACCAGCCTGACATCTCCACAGGGCCAACTGGCGACAAGCGATGCGGCCATCATAGCGGATAAAAACGACCAGCTACTGGCCATCGTGAACCAGATAAACCCTGACTATTCCGACGGGCGTTTTCAGGATGGTATCGGGCGGATTTATTTTATCGATCGCATCGGGGCGACCGGCACGACGGTGACGGCGACCTGCACTGGACTGGTAAAAACGAAAATTCCCGCCGGCAGCACCGCGCGCGACAAAAAAGGGTACATCTACGTCAGTCTGGCGGACGCCATCATTCCGGCCAGCGGCAGTGTTGACGTGCTTTTTCAGAACCTGACAACGGGGACTATTGCCTGTCCCGCCGGCGAGCTGGATACCATTTTCAAGGCAGTACCTGGCTGGTCCGGGATCACGAATGCTGCCGCCGGCGTGCCGGGTAACGACGAAGAGACCCGCGCAAACTTTGAATACAGGCGCAGGCAGTCAGTGGCGGCCAACGCCCGGAACACACTTAATGCAATACGCGCCGCCGTGCTTTCTGTCGAGGGAGTTGTTGACGCCTGGGTGACCAGTAATAATACGTCTGAAGCAAAAAAAATGGGTGCAAGCAACTATCCCGTTAAGGCCAACTCCATTTATGTGGGGGTTTATGGCGGCGCAGCGGCAGACATTGCCGAAGCAATCTGGCGCAAAGCGCCGCCGGGCATTCCGCTCAACGGTGAAACGACGTACACCATTACCGACAGAGAAAACTATGCCGCGCCTTACCCGGAGTATGAAATTAACTGGGTGACCGCGAAGCCGGTATCGGTTTTTGTGAAAGTCAGCCTAGCAAAAAGCGACTTTCTGCCTTCCGACATCGTGACGCTCACGCAGGCGGCGATTAGCAATGCCTTCAACGGCAGCGACGGCGGTTCGCGCGCACGTATGGGCTCGTCACTGTCAGCTGGCCGCTTTTATGCGGACATCTATAAAATTGACGTGGATAACGTTGTGATTGAATTACTGACGCTCAGTCGTGACGGAACCACCTTTTCCACGTCGGTCGAATTCGGCATAGATGAAATTCCGGTGCTTGATGTGAACAACATTACCGTTGAGCTGGTGGGTGCATGATATGCAGAACACGGAAAAAACGGTACAGACCCAATATGCGGCCAGCCCGAAAATCAACGCACTTATTAACTCTTTCAATGAGGCCGTTTCAGTTGATGACTTCATTGAGCTATTTTTGACGCGTGTCTGGGACATTAATACCGCAGAGAGCTACGGACTCGACATCTGGGGAAAAGTCGTGGACGTCAGCCGCAGGTTGACTGTGAGTGATGATTTTCAGCACCTGGGCTTCAGCGAAGCGTTACTCAAGAGTCACACGGTAACGGATCCGCAACCCTTTAACCAGGCTCCCTTTTATACCGGAGAGTCATCGACAGAAACCGTAGAGCTGTCCGTTCCGGTTTACCGAAAGCTCATCATGATGAAGGCGATGGCCAATATCACGGATTGCTCGGTTCCCAACATCAACCGGATGCTGGTCTATATGTTCGGCGACAGCGGCCGCGCATATGTAACAAACGACGGCCCTCTGCAGATGAGCTACGTCTTTGAATTCCCGCTTTCAACTGCCGAACTGGCAATCATTCAGTCTTCCGGCGCGCTGCCTTCGCCTCCTGGCGTGAGCGTTTCAATCGTACAGAAGGTTTAAGATGAAACTGACCGACAAGCCGGCACAAATTGGCGTGCCCTTCGCCAGTAGTGGCGATAAAGATGCCATTCTCGTTAAGGCTACTCAGGAAACGAAGGAGAAGGGCAAGGCCGCCTGGGATTCAGGTTTCCCACCTCTGACCATGACGGCGATCGCAGCTGGAGGGATTCCCCCATCCGGTAAAGACTTTAATGGTGTGCTTAATGCCATTTCAGCTGGACTGCGCTTCGCTATGGCTGGCGGGCTTTATCCGTATGACGCTGATTTTTCAACAGCTATTGGCGGCTATCCGCTTGGTGCCATTCTCATTAGCGTTGACGGCAGTAAAGTCTGGTGGAACGTTTACGATGCAAACACCACGGATCCGGATTCAGACGAAGCGGCAGGATGGAAAAACTTGTTGCAGGATCCGGATGGCCTTTTCCTGAGAAAAGCGCAAAACTTGGGAGATCTGCAGAATAAGGGCACTGCGCGCAACAATCTTGGTCTGGGCGCGCTGGCGACAAAAGATGGCCTGAATGCTAATGACGTCGGCGCTCTATCGAGCAATGGCGGCTATGTATCCGGAACAACGCGGATTGACAGGCTTGTTTCTATCGGGAGCGATAGCAGCGGGGCTTTTGCTTACTCGAATGCCGGAAGTTACCTAGGAGCAATTAGTATCGGCGACTCCGACAGCGGAATTCTATGTCCCAATGATGGGCGACTTGTTATTTATGTCAACGACTCCCCAACAATCGATGTGACTAACGGGGGGACTACTATCGCTAATAGCGCGATAGTTAACGGTGCTTTTACTGTGGGGCAGGGAATTACAAGTCGCGCAGGTGTTCAGGTCGACGGAAATATTACCTGTTCCAATAACATCGTTGCAAATGGCAATATTACATCTAATAACGGGAGTATTACAGCTGCTGGCAATGTTAATGGTGGTGCGATTATCTCTAACGGACAGGTTTATGCGGGCAATACTCAAAGCTTTTTAGCCTCGGACGGTAACGTTTATGGTCCATTATGGGGGGGCTATCTAAATAACTGGTTAAACGGGCAGTTCGCAAATATAAATAACACTATTTCCAACGTAAATAGCACTGCGTCAGATGCCTGGAATAAAGCGAATGACGCTCAAGTTAACCGCGTACAAGCCGTGCGACTTGCGGGTGCAACGTGGACAGGCTTAATTGGAAACGGGCAGTATAACTGGGGTAACTCTGCACAGGTTATAACAGGTGTATATTCAACAGCAAACTACGCGCCGCAAATGCAAATGTGCCTGATGCAGATTCAGCACCTGATTGGCGGTAACTGGTATGCAGTGGGAATTGGCTAAAATATTTGTTGATTACAGGTTGTTCGAAATGAAAACTTTTAAAAACTTTCAGAGTTATGTTCCACAAACTCCGTTATTCCCGGGTGTCGGAAATATTTTGCATATTAAAGATGAAGAAGGACGGGACTGGTATGATCTTCGCGATGAGCTTAGCAGCGATTCACTTAAAATTGTGTATGATGCTGGCGACATCATACGGTCATGTGCATTAGATGCATCGACAATGTTCCCTATTAATATGTCGGTGTCCGAAGTTGACGTCGGTGAGGCGCCGGCAGTAGAAAATATGTGTCTTGGCGACTGGGTTTATAAAGACGGTAAAATTATCGCGCGTTTGAGCGATCCTGTTGTGCGAGCTGAAGAGCGTCGTCAGGTGTTGCTTTCAGAGGCGAACTCTGCAACTTCAGACTGGCGAACGGAGTTGCAACTCGGTGTGATCGATGATGATGATAAAGCTTCTCTAATCGCGTGGATGGCCTATATAAAAGCTTTAAAATCGCTGGATTTCAGCGGCCTGAAAAATGATGAGGATTACGACGCGATAACGTGGCCGCTTCAGCCTTGAGGAGTTAGCTGGCCGGAGGGCTGATAGCAAATCGGCACCCAAAGAGAGCTGGCCAGCTAACTTAAGTGACTATGTTTTATTCATCTTGAAAAGTAAATACTTCCCCTGGCTGTCTCAGGTCCAATCCAGGAACATATGTTTCTTGCCAAAATTCGCTGATGACATTACTGTATGTATGTACAGTAATTTTTGGAGGGAATCTGTCATGCCGCGCGAGTACGAAAAAGAAACTGCATTCAAAAATGCAATAAAAAGAGATCATCAGGGCCGCTATACGGTAACGACCGTCGATTTTGTTACAGAACTAGAGCGCCTGAATTGGCACCTCACGTTGAAGGAGGCGAACCGCTGGGTTGAAGTTCACACCACGACATTTCGCGATGTTTCTACCCAAGAGGGTGAAAAACGCACTTTCCAAGTTTTCAATCCGAACGGAGGGCTGTGATATGGGCTTCCAGTCACCCGCGCAAGATTATATTCAGCGCCGCCTCACTGTTAACGATCTTGTAGTCCATAATCCAGCTTCAACGGTAGTCATAGGGCGCGACAGCGGATTGCTGGTGATCGACCGAGACGCGCGGATCGCCAACGGCGATAAAGTTGCGCTGGTTTATGAAGGAGAAGCGCTGGTAGCGCGCGCCGGCAATCGCTGCTTGATAACTGAAGACGGGCAACGTATCGCTGCCGATGAGCTGGAGAGTGTGGTGGTGCTTGGCAAAATAACTTACGAGATTTTGAGTGTATGGCATGATGGGCGGCCAATGTAGTCCAAGAAAGAGCATAAAAAAACCGCCTGGCGGCGGCTTGTTTACTTCCTACCAGTTCTTGTTCGGGCTTTTTGTGTAAGAGCCGCTGCGAAAGCTGGCATCAATCGCATTTCGGCAGTCTTCATTGCCGCGCGGGTCGGACGTTTTTTTGCACTCTTCAACTTTTGCGTTTCGCTCCTTGTCGTGCGTCTTATACCACTCAAAACTTTGCGCACTCGCATCGAATCCGATGAGCAACATAGTAGTCAGCAAGCTCAGTGAAAATAGTCCCGTTTTCAATACTTCTTCCCTCTAATGAATGAATTTCTATAGCAATTGTAACTGCATTGCCCGCGGTGCTGTTCGACTTGATCAACTATTTAGACTAAATGAAAAAAATTAAAATCTGGCAGTTAGCGCCGAAAATGTCTATCCAAGACAGTCATGAGAAAAAGCGGAAGTTCATAGTTATGCAAAAAATTTTTTAAGATATTAATTACATTTCCGCCTGTATCAATAAATTAAGCACAGTGAACTAAGGTTTTTTCATTCCTTTATCAATCCTATCAATCCAGTGTAAAATGTCAGTATGAATTGTTTTAGCCTTATTAGTTATTACTGCTCTACGCATCTCATTATCATCAGGATCTAAAAAATGAATGAACTGCATGAAATATAGGAAATCATTGTCAAATGCCGTTCGTGGCTCTTTCACTTGTAAATGTGTTGAGCGATTAATACAAAATGCAATAAAATCAGCCATTTGAAGTAAGGGTTCTAAGTCTGAAGACTGATACATACCATTGTAACTAGCAACGACACCTGAGAAAATCTCATTAGCAAAAGGGGTCTTGGCAGGTTTCCTTCCTTCATCCATAAATAAAACGACATTCTCTAAAGATTTCTTGCACCTAATTCTTAATTTTAGTAAGAGCATTAACAAAGATAAGTCTTCGTATTTTTTTGTATCGAAATTTGGAAGGCTGAGTTTTATTAGTTCATTGCCATGATCTTTAATTGTTCTATCGTCAACAGTCTGTACCACAAATTTAATCTTAAATTTTATAGCAAGGGCTGCAAAGCGTTGAAATATTGCAATGTTACTCGTTAAATTGTTATCAATTAAACATTTCCAGTCGTGCTTTCTGTTATAAATGTCTGCAAAGTGAAACTCCTTCACTTGAATTCCAAGAACCAAATTTAACTCTTGCAAGTAATCTGAAATATTTTTTCTCAATAGACTTACAAATTTATCATCGACAATTACAGCTACATGCGTCCTTCTATTTTTAGTAACATAGACTGAATTATCATTTCCAGCAGTGCCATATGTATCATCAATTGCGATATGCATTTATTTTCCTCATATAATTAGATGTTAGGAGATTGTTATTGATTATGTAACTAAAAATATACTCTCACTAAAATGATAAAGAATCTACAGGTTTTATGTTGGAAATTTAACCTGCCCTCCATATCTACAAGTGACATGATGGTAGTAACGTCCGCTTTTGGTGCAAAGCGGACGAAGAGAAAGGTTAACGTCCGCTATGTGTGAAAAGCGGAAAGTTTTGGTTATAAGAGAACAAAGCAAGTATAAATATGCAATTACATCAGCTTGATTTAACTTCCATTTTCATGTGGCTCTCTAGCCATTATATAATGTAAATTTTAAATTGCATATTTAATAGCTGATTTGAGTGCACTTATAAAATTTTTGGATGCATGGTTTTTATCATCACCATCTTTATAACTGTAAGTTGTGATCCTTTGAGAACGCAAATCAAAAGGTAAATCGTCAATTTTACCTAATGCAGTATTGAATAGCATTATAATTTTTGGGAATCCTAGTGTTTTAATGGCATAGCCCAGTTCTAACAAAACATTTGAATTGCATGTTTTGGGAGAGATTAAAGATATATCAGCAATGAAAATAGTAGCATCGTCAATTTTACCCAGTATTGTCCCAAAGATATGAGGTGAGCCAGAAGTACCAGCTGTATCACTATCAACTGTAACTTCACCATAACGTTCTAACTCATCTATAGGCATATCAGATTTCACTTGTGAAACAGCATCGTTTAGACAATCTCTGATGAAATAACGATTAAATTTGCTATTAGTTGATGACTGCCAAGAATAGAATACTTTCAGAGGCTTGACTGGAACAGTGTCCAAGCTTAACAACTCTAAACATATGTTTTTAATAAAAATGAAACAGTTTAATATTGAACGGGTTTCAGGGTTATCGCGAGGGGAGGATTTGTACGAGTAAACACGATATAAATGAAAAACTGCTTCTTTGAAATCTAACTTTTCTTTGACAGGGATTTTTATAAATATATCTTGGTTAATTTTATCGCCGTCCATAAAAGCCAGCGCAACTCGGGTTGTGAAAGATAGGTCCATTCCTCCTGTTTGAGCAAAGTAAGAATGAATCATTTTTATTCCATCATTGCAAATGTCAATTACATCTTCATAATCTTTTGGTTTCAACAGCCTGATCCTTTGGGTGGTGTAAATTTAACTGCATGCGAGTATAAAATGTAGAGTGTTTTAAAATAACTGAAAATATTCAATTTGGCAATTGAAATTAATGATGTTAATAAACTTGTTTAATTTATAACTTTCTTGACAGTCGAACATTTTATTGAAAAATGAAATTCAAGTTAGGCATATTAAAGCTTTCGAAAAATACCTCCTAGGGCATTTAAGCTTATCGGTAGACTTGGACTTCAGCACCTAGCACAAAGCTGATAGCTGCTTCATGAAAAGTTCACTAAAGAATAATCGGCGATGATTTGCGCATTGTTGGCAATGAAATTGAAGAGCAAAAGGTACCAACTTAATTCGTTATAAGATCGTGAGTGAGTTGCAAAAAATGCCAATTAAAGGGGCACGATTAAGGGCAACTTTGTCATAAAAGGGGCAAAAAAAGGGCAAGAAAAGTGTAATTCAGCGGCGATTGGCGTACATATCAAACGCAGTCAACCACATGATATTAAAGGAAAATTTTCATTTTCAGCAGTTTGGGAATTTTCATGCTTTACCTTAAGGTTGTACTGTTCTTTCTTGTCAACCGTTTGATTTTCTTGCATTAAATAAGTTCTCAGCAACCAAAAGGGGCAGATAACGCGCAGTGTTTCGGAGCGCCAGCCTGATATGTAGCATAGTCAGCAGGCAAAAGTATGCCGCGTATGGTACGGATTACGGCGGCGAATGCCAGCACGTTTTATGGC